ATTAAACGAATTAATATCTTTCCCATAATGTGAAAGGCACTCTTTCGCCTTCTCTTTACCCATAATAGAGCGACCTCACATTAATTCTGCTCAGAAAGGGGTATTAGCAAAAACCAATGCAAAAGCCTTTGTCTCTAAGATCAAATGGTCTAAACGCTCCTGAGTCTCATGAGAGACAGGGAACAGTTTATTCCAATAAATGGTCTCAGAGTAAAGCTTAAGCAAAAATGTTTGAGCAATCGCCCACTCTCTTTTACCAATAGTTCCTTTAAACAGTGTCAACAGAGTTCGGTAAAGAGTCTCTTGAGACCCTTCACCTTTCAAAGATGACATTGCCGGTCAAGTCATAGGAGTATTAGTCTTATCCAAGAAGACTCATTCCGCCCGAGGAGTTAATCATTTAAAGCGTTGTAAAAACACACCGCTCAAAATGTAACGAACTCAGGGAGTGAGAATTTCAAAGAAAGACGCTCCAAACACCTTAATCTCGTACAACCGATAAAGCATAGCTTTATGAGTTTTTACAAAATAAGAAGGTGACATATGACCTGAAGAAAAGGAACCTAAGCCCATAAAGCGCAGGAACACTGGTAATGAAACGTTAAATTTCTGAATTGTCTCAAGGATCATACCAAAATTAGAAGAAATTTTAGTAAATTCCTTAAGAGAAACTCCGGAATAAAACGAATCACTACAAACTAAACGTTTGGCAAATTCTGCAAAGCCAATAGTAGAAACTAAAGACTTTGTAGGATTCACACCCACGTCTAGTTCACCCATCAAAATTAAGTATTGGTTAGCAACAGATTTGTCAAGAATGACAAGATCATCTCCTAAGATTAAGTAATATTGGAACCAACCAACATTACCCGCTCGAAAGGAGGCCAACTGTACTAAAAAATGCTGAGTGAATGCCAACATCGCTCATGAGCTTAGAGCCCCCATCGGTTGACCACAAGCATAACGGACAGAAGTGTCCTTAAAACCTTTAGCATTAGGGACTAAATAATCCCTATTAACTAAAAGGTTAGCTCAATGATCTCCCAATGAAGGACATAAATGGTTCAGAATTAAAACCTGAAGTTTAAGAGGTAGACGATCAGTGGCCGCGGAAAGATCAAAAGAAAAGGATAACTTGCGAACCTTTAACATATGTTGAAGGTAGGCAATTCCTTTCTCTTGATCAAATGTTGCATCCTGTTTAATTGTCTTTAATAAAG